AATCTGGAAGCTCTGCCCCTGCAAAAACTTTGTGATCGCATAAGTAACCTTTAGAAACTAAATGATTGACTTGAACTCCATTGATTAGCCTGTCAAAAAACTTTCCAAGTGGTCTGTTATCTAATCGTATCGGTGTTGCTGTAACTCCTACTCTTAAAGCTGTTTTGTATTTATCAATGATAGTTGTCCAAGTTCCAGCAGATACATGATGAGCCTCATCAAAAATAATTACATCAGGAACAAAAGAATCTTTGTTTGCTGTAATCCTTCTCCACAAGGTATAAACAGATGCGACTTGTAAGCTTGAATCTTCATTGCTATCAAAACCAGAGGCAATCACACCATAGTCAACATCTATGAGGTCAAGCTTTTCACAGGCTTGTTTTACAAGCTCTCTTCTATGTACAAGGATAAGAACGTTTTTATCTTGAGAAACAAAATCTTTTGCAAGCTCAGAAAAGATAACTGTTTTACCAGCACCTGTTGGAAGCACAAGAAGTGGTGCTTTGTAGCCTTTTTCGAGACTAGATCTTATCTGCTCAAGAGCAGTAGTTTGGTATTCTCTTAATTGCATTGGAAGGTAGTTTAAGTTTTAAAAAGGTAGTTCTTCGTTTACAGATTCGATCTTCTGTGGATTAATGTTGCCAAATACTCCGTATGGTCCATCCATCGCTTTAGAGTAGATTTGTACACACTTAGTTTTAACTTTCTCTTTTTTGTTGAAATCGTAGACTTCTCCATCTTTAGCTTTTGAATTTACTAGGTTCTGTAAATGATCTATCAAATGAGTGACAGAGTCAACAGGAATTGTGAGACTCAAGACTTGTTTCTCAGGATCAAATCTATCGTCACTAATGTTCCATTTGATTGGTAATGGAAGTGCTGGATTAAAATCAGGCATGATTAAAAAATTCTTTTAATAAGTTGTTTAAAAATTGGTTAGTAGAGAGATTGCTCGACTTGCAATGCTCTCTAACACGAGCAGCTAATTCATCAGAAGTACGCACCCCTAAAACATTTCGATTAAGGTTTTTTTTCTGGGCTGCCCTTCTCTCTTCAAGTTGTTTCATAATTGCTTGTCCAGAGAAGTCTGCTTCTTCTGTAGTCATAGTGTGTCATCTATTTTTGATATAGCATGACTTAAAAACTCACCATGTAAAGCAGTTGTAATATGTCTGGTAATCTTTGTATCTTTGATTCCAAACTTTTTCCTAAACGATTCAACAAGTTCTTTCATTTTGTCAGGGTTTGATTCGTGAAGACTTTGAAGTTGTTCAAGAATTAGTACTTTGGCTTCCTTAGATATTGGATCAGGAAGTTTCTCTAAAACTGATGTAGGTTTTAAAGGTTGATTAGGTCTAGTTGGAGTTTCTGCTACACCTTTTTTTGGTGCTGGTGCTTTAGTTAATGAGTTACCATCATCATCATCTCCAGCCAAACCATAAACAGCGAGAAGACTATATCTTCGAGCATAAGTTTGTGCTGAACCAGCTTCTTGATGTGCATTCTTGACGTTCTCAGGAATCTTAGGAACTGGATACTTACTAATTAATGGTTCATCGCCAGATGTATGCATTAATTTAGTAACAACAATTGTAATTATTTCTCCTTCTGGAGTAATTACAAAGTCATTCATTTGTGTATGACATAACCCAAATTCTGTAGCTGGTTGAACAGCTAGCAAAGCTTGAGCTAATGTGGTGTATTTGCTTTTGAAGAAAGGGTTAGTACCATCTCTACCAGCAGCATGATGCTTTTTTTGAAAAGCATTTAAAGCTTCAACTAAAGTGGAAGGTTGCTTTGTGGTCATTAGTAATTGTTTACTTAAGATTAATATTACAACAATATTATGTTTACTGCAAGGCTGATTGTAATAAAGTATTGAATTGTTCTGGTGTTAACACAACTCGCCATTCTCCTCCTCTAAACCTAACCATACTAGCAACGAAGTCTACACCTGCATTTTTTCTTTGTGTTTCTACTTCCCTGGGTTTAACTAAACAGGCTCGGCTTTTATCTTTATAATCACAAACCTGCACTACGCAATTTGGTATGCCATATATATCTCCAACATCATCTGGAATCCCTGCTGCTAAATTTCTTTTGCATTGAAAACCAGTAACTTCTGTTAAAAGTTCTGCTGCTTCTCTTTCTGCTTTATCTCCTTTTCTTTTATTTGGATTAGTCATCCTTGTAATTCTCTAATTCGTTTTTGAATATCTTCAAATGCTACAACATACTCTTTGTCATTAATTTCGTTTTGAAACCATTGCCATTCAAGTGTTGCAATTTCATTATTTAGTTTTGTAATGAGATACTTTTTTCTTCGATCAAGTTCTCGATAAAAACACTTCATTTCATTATTTTCCATTTTCTTCTTATTTTAGATTTAAGTTGTTTAGTTTTCTGAATTTTTATACTTAAATAAGTATCATCAAGTTCATCAATCAAGTGTCCAAAATCTCCTTGAGATGACATTTCTAATGATCTTTGAAAATTAACAATTGAAGCTTTGATTAGTTCTAAATCTCTACCTGAAACATCAAGTATATATCTCATTTTGTTTTTTATCCCCCTAATCTTTTAATAGCTTCATGATATTCCTGATCAAGAATTGCACTAACTTCTTCATAAAGATTTTTATTTTTTTTAAACTTCATTGCTTCTTCCCCTAGCTCTGGTAATAGATGATAAACATATGGGTGATGTGGTCCTGGATATGCTATTTCTTGATGTGCCATGTATTGCCAAGCAGAAATTTTGCTTGGAAATCTTCGCTTATCATAATTATGACGATCTACTATTTTTTGTATAAATTTTGCTTGCTCTTCACAATTTTTTTTCACTATAGTTGGTAACTCTTCTGTTGGTATTTTCATTAATGTCCATAAATTTGTAAATAATTCCTTATAACCAACACCTTTATATTTTCCAAAACTACTTTCATACCATTTACAAGGTTCAAAATTATAATCTTCGACTATATATTTTATTTTTTTATATTTTGATGTTATTGATTTATATATTTTTTCATAGTTTTCTTCATCTTCTATAAAAAAATATTTTCTATTAAAAAAAGTTACCTGATGTTCTTCTCCATTTGGTGTATAAAATTCAAATTCTATTCTTGGAGGTTCTGGAGGTTTTTTAAAATCAGGATATTCACGAAAATCATCTTGTGAAATAAAGGGATTGTAACCTCGTTCATGGAAAAACCATTCTTCAAATTCATCTCTAAAACAATCATTCCATTCAGTTTCATACTTTCTTTTAGTCATCGTTTAGTCCACTCCGAGATAAGTTTTCTTAGCTCCTCGATACGTTTTTGAGCAGCTTCAATTTTGTCTTTTTTTGTCATCAAAACAATTCCTGTTTAGCTTCAAATTTTGTCCATGCTTCTTGCCATGCAGTAAGACATCTTTCAGTTGGTTGATCATCGCCAAGTATGGCAACCTCTGGATATGCCCATAATGTATTACATACATCAGGCACTACATCACAATTTAGTTTCAACATTTCGATGTAGCAACCTAATTGTTTATCTGTGCAATATGGTTCTATCCAATATTTTTCAAGACAATCAATATATCTTGTATTTGGTCTTTCACGTTTGTAAAAACCAGATGTAGTGTTGCCTTTAGTCTTGAGATCTATAAGTCTTATCTGATTAGTAGATCTGTCATAACCTAGTAAATCAAGTTGACCTCCAACTGATTTATCTGGAATAGACATCATAAATTCAACTGCCATAGGTTCAAAATTGGCAAACAATTCATGATTCAACAATGGAGTAACAATATTGGAATAGTCGCCCATATCGATATTACCGCTGCCTAGCATTTGTTCTGCTAAACATTCATGCACTTTTTCTCCTCTGGGCTGCCAAATATATCTATATTTTTCAATGTTTTCTTTGGCTTCTTCTGTTAGTTCATTACAAACTTCTGTAGTTGAATAAGCTAACCATTCATTAGTTTCTTTGTTGAGATATTTATGTGTCTCTTCATCTCTACAAATTGGAAGTGGTTTTAAAAGTTGGAAGGTTTTCATTGTTAGAAATCGTAAGTTGGAAGGTCTTTAGGATCAGTAAGTTCTACTTTCTCCTCTTTAGGTTTAGGTTTGGGTATTTTAACCCTAGCAAGGTTTTGATATTCGACACCTTGATATCCATTTGGAAAAGCTTTGTTGCCTTTAGTGTTGTTAATACATTCAATCCATCCTGGAGGAGGTGTATCTAGATCTTTTAAAGTCCACCAACCTTTTTTTATGCCGTCTTTGAGTGTATTGATGACAGATATATCAAATAGTTTTTGCATTTTTAAAGTGATTTTGTAATTGTAAATCTATTTTATTAGCCAAATCTTTTTGATCATCTCCAGCACCATGTCCATGTCTAAGGTTCTGTTTTTTTGCTGACCATTGGAGATCTTCAATTATATCCTCGACCTCAGATATGTGAAGTGTTATTGAGATATTTTCATTCATTGTTCAAAACCTCTTTCTGCTGTAAATACTCTTGATGCTGGATGATTATTTTTTGGTTCTTCTACAAATTTAGACTTCTTAATAGGAAATAAATCCTTCCAGCCACCTGTTATAGCGTTTTCAAGAGCTTGTTTTCTGTCCTGTATATGAAATGACCTTAACTTATCAAAAATGCGGTTAGCAACGCTCTGAGTGCAAGATCCACCTTTTTGTTTTCTTATAGGCCACCATTCCATTAAAAGTCCAGAATAATCTTTTAAATCATCAGGTATTAAATCAGCAGTAATATGAGAACCACTAAAAGGATCAACTTTAACTTCTGTAGAAGTATTAGGTTTTTTCCTGGATTTAGCTTTCATTGCTTTTCTTATTAAAATCCTGACCAAAGCAGATCTAGAAGTTTCTTCATCTCGATTCATATCTAACCATTTGATCAAATCAGAATCTAAAAACATAGTAATTTTAGTTTTTGCCATTCATTGAGATTAACTATTTCCATTATTATAGCCATACAATGTATGTGTCAAGAGGTTGTTACGGATGCTAAATAGGAAAAATCAGAAAAATTCCTTTCATTATCCTTATATGTATATATATTTATATATATATATATTATTATTATCTATATAGTTAATAAAATATTTACTTACATATAATATATTTCTTTTTCTTTTGGTTCTTTTCTTTTTCTTTTTTGCCATTTATATAACTTCCTTAACTATTACTGTGATATCATGCTAATATTAAACTAGTATTTTGCCTTTAATTATGTTACAGAGAATCAGTATTGGTGTTGAAAAAGAAAAATATGAACAATTAAAAAGCCTCTCAAAACCTGGAATGTCGATAGGATTCTTAATTAGAGAGGCAATTGATTTGTTATTAGAAAAATTAGAATCTGAAAAAAATTAATTAATCATCATTCAAAAATATTTAACTGTTTATAATCTAAAATTGAAATATAATATAATTTTTTTAATACTTCGGTTATCTTTTCTTTCTCAGTAATAGCTTTTACGCTATCACTTAAAACACTATGAATTAAACTATATTCTTCAAAACTTAAATAATTTTTATTATCTTCTTTTTTTAAATCTTTTATTGTTTTTTCTTTTTCAATACTATCTATTATTAATTGTCTTATTATATGTGATTTATTAATCATATTAAAACGTTTTTTACATTCTTTATCTATGTATTTTATTTGTTCACTTGTTAAAGTTATTTTAACTTGATGAGTATGTTCAAGTGTGCTTAATCTTTTTTTATTCATTTTTTTATCTCCATATAAGGTGTTTTAGTTTCATATAAATCTTTATTATGATCCCACCAAAGATCGATAATATATTTTTGATTATCGAAAAAATAACCTCTATCTGATTCTCTACATTGTTCAATATAGAATTCAATAAAAGCATCATAATAATCTGGATTTAGATTATTATCTTTAGCTAATTCTTTAGCCGCATCAGAACAATGCTCTTCAAACTTTTCATTTTTGTAGAGACTGTCATAAGTCTCTAAAGTTTGGTTTTCTAATGGATTGTCAATCATTTTCAATTTCCTCTAAAAATTCAATGTCTTCTATCTGATGTGATCCATCAACGTCTTCTGATTCTTCTGAAGGTGGGCAATAATTACCACCTTCTGTTTTAAATTTTTCTTTAGCCTCTTCTTCTGAATTAGCTTCAACAGAATAAACTCTTTTTATAATTGCTGATTCTGTAATAAAATACCTTTTCATAATTTTTTTTAGCTAGCGAATTTCGCCATAATGGTTTTAAATAATGTGTTTTAAATGTGATAAGCATTCACTTCTTAATTTCATGATGGTATTTATGTCATCTTGTAAGTTGTAATGCTTTTCATAGTCTGCTTTTGCATCTTGGAATAATCGCTCTTTAAAAGCGATTTTTTCCTGTTTCCTATTCTGCAAATCCATAAAATTTGCATTCTCCCATTCTTCGATTTCATCCTCTTTTTTTACCTTTTCATACCATTTATAAAAGGTTTGTTTATGAACTTTAGGATAAGTTTTAATGCATTCATCGATAGTTGCCTTTAAAGACATTTTGCCTTTAATGCATTCTCTTATAGTCTCAAAACAATCTTCCCTATATTCAATTTGTTTAGTCATATATTAAACCTCTACCAATACATTGTTTTTAGTGTTCCCATGAGCATTTATAACAACATCGGCTTTACTTCCATCGCATAAAATACAAGTATTGCAATTAGTTTTATTTCCCTTTTCAACACTTGCCATACAATGTATAAAGTTTTTGGGATCTTCTACACTTTCATGCTTAACGTAGAAACATTTAAAACCTAAACTGCTAGCTTTTAAATATTCTTCAAAACTATCTACACTTGCTTGAAATAAACCTTTATAAGGTAAAGCGAATTTATTCATCCATTGATGACTATAACCCGTATGATTTTTTGATACTTCAATAATATTTTTGACTATATCAATTGGGATAAGTGTAGGATCTCCACAACTTCCAAACCTTATAGATTTATTTCTAAAAATTTCATAATCTCCATCGAAATAATCATATCTATTATTTTTATATGCTTTATATACATTTAATGGTGCATGGAACCATTTCACATAACAAGAGTTATTATTATAACCCGCGTGTGGACAATCTCCACAAACTGAACTTCCATACTCTCGAAGTTTAAAAGCTTTGTGCGGTTCTATACCATCGTATAAAATCCAGGTTTGTATCATATCCCCAGTTTTTTTATTGCTGGTTACGGCCTTTAAACCTGTTGCAATTACCACTATAGGCATATCATTAATTAAGCTACGGCCTTTAAATAGGATTAATCCATTACTATTCTTATTCATTTGTTTTTATTCTCCTTACTATCTTTTATTAACTTGTTAAAACGTTTTGATTCTTCGGGAGATAAACCAGCAAAATAATTTAGTAGGTTATCATCGTAAGCTTTAAAAAGCTTTTTTAGACTTTTTTTCATAGTTTGGAAGGTTAGAAAAAATTTAAATTGAAAGTATAGAGACTTTCAAAAAAGGATATATTTAATATCCTTTTTAGTAAGTATCTATTTTTTAAGTTTTTTTATTTCATTAAATACGTTTTTATATTTCTTATTTCTTACTCTTTTAATGAAGGTAGTTTGTACACCTTCTTTATGTTGACTTTTATTAGTCGGTATAGGGTTATATTCAAGCATCTTTTAAAGTCTCCATAATATCCATAGGTTCTAAACCATTCTTAACCCTAATAAAATTTAAAATTTGCACTGTTTTAAACTGTGCGTATTTAATTTCATATTGGTTTAAATCTTCACTTAATACTTCAGCAAGTTTAATGAAGTGATCTTGTTTTTTCTTAGTATCTGACATAATACCAGATATTAAAACATTAACTAAATCTTCTAAATTAGAAGGGACCCGAAACATATTAAATGCTTCCTTAGGTTCTAAAACGTATTCTTTTTTCATTTGAAAAAATTGGAAGGTTTACAAATAAAACTATTTATAAAAAATAGTTTTTTAAAACTATCTACAATAGATAGCTTTAAGAAACTATTACTCATATAAATAATAATTTTTATCTAGATTTAAACTATTAAAATCTTTTTTAATCTCATCACTGCACATTAAATCAATCCCTATATAAGATTTATTAGCTTTATACCAACTAACAACTTTTAAAAGTTGCTTTTTAAATTCTTCTACATCATCACATTTAATTACTGTTAAATCTCCTTCACAGTAAGTAATTAATTCTAAACTTTTAAAATTAACCCAATTACCAAAATAACTTGCATCTTCATTAGTGTCTATTTGTGCAAATCCTTTTTTATAATTACAGATACCATAATCAAATGTATATCTGTCAGTATTGCAAAATGTTTTTTGAGTCTTCATTTTAATGCCTCTTGTATTTTTGTTTTGATACTCTTTCTTCTTTTTGGTTGGTCATTATCTCCCAATTGTGAAGGATAGGAACCATATAGAAAAGTTGTAAGAATTTCGTTTAATTCTTCTTTAGTAAAATTAATCATTTTTTTAAAAATAATTTTGAATAAAAAAACTAACTCAATTAAGAATTAGTTATTGTTGGTTTATTTGTTATAGGTTTATTAATTAATTCTTCTTTTAATTTTTTCTCTTTTTTTATATCTTCTATTAATACTGTATCTAAATCTTTTATAGTCATTATAAAAAGTTTATCAAGTATTAAATCAATTTCTTTTTTATGATATTGATACATACAATCACTTAATAAGTTAACTGCAATTGTATTGTATTCTTTACTGGTTAATAATTTTTCACTATCCATATTATAAACCTCGAATTAATAAAGTTTGCTTTGCTATCCTTTTTTGGTAGCTATTACCATTAGTTAATAGATACTCACAAGCCGTATCTGAATTATTATTAGTACACTGGTTAAGTGTTGATTTGTTTAACCCGTTTGACATGGATAAATACCCAATACCAAACAGAGAAACAAATAAGAAAAAATTTTTAATCATGGAAGGGAAAAAAAATAAATTAATTTTTTTATATATATCCTTTATTGATTTGTAAAATATAAAATGTAAATATCAAAAATATAGAAAAATATATTGATGATGTTTAGATAATAAATTTTAAGTAATAATAAAGGATATAATTAATTAGAACATATTATCATGCTATTGTCTAGCTATTTTTAAGATTAATTATAAATATCTTTATTTGTTAACATAATATTAATATGGTGCATAATGGTATTATTTATGTTATTATTAAATTAAGTTATTAAACCTTCCAAATTATGAGTCAAACATTAGATCAAGATGCTATCAAGCGAATTGAAAAAAGAATAAAAACAAAATATCAAGTTGTTTTTTATGGTGATTCTGTTACCGATTCTTATGTTGTTGGTACCTACTCTACTAGAACTAGAGCAAGAAACAAAGCAGATAAATTAGATTGTGAATATGGTGCATATAGGTATTCTGTCAAAGCTGTAGAGGTAGCATAATGTTTATTAATAAAGACTTCAGTGATGATTGTAGGTCTATGAGTATTGAGACACTGGACACACAGTGTGATGATATTTTTGAGATAGAAGATTATCAAGTGAGAGAGTTAAGGCTACAAGGCTATCTGAGACACTTGAGAGATAGAGATATATATTTCTATCCAAACTACAATAAAGTCTCTTACACTTACGTATGTGACCTATAGGGACTATGTGATGGTGGGGTGGGGTTGCAGATAATTTTTTGCCGATATATTACACGGGTACCATAAATATATATTGGTTAATTTTTTGGTTCAACTTTTATAGAAAGTTCTGGAGCTTGGATGTGGACTGTTTCTATAGATTCACCTATTACTTTGCCAAGTGAGTCAAGAATTTGAGCAGCAGTTTGAAACTGACCTTTTTTAACAGCTTTATTGAAGAGTCGGATTCTCATTGCTTGAAGTCTAGGTAGAAGATTTTCTCTATCTTTTTCCCAATCTTCTTTATTCCACTCTTTAACTTTTTTCCAATCAGTCCAAGCTGTTACTTCAGATATCCCTTCAATTTTTGCGTGTTCTAGGACTAATGAGCGTGTAGTTTTACCTTCTAGCTGACGGGAATATAGACGTTGAGCACGTTGTTGAACTTGTTGAGCAGTTCCACGGGGGACCATATTAGCTTTTCTTTTTGCAATAATTTCTGGATCAAAGATAGAGGAAGCCACGGACTTACTGTATGGGGGTTAATAATCGAATAATAACCTAAAAAAGATGAAATAGGCTATAAATAGGGGGTAATAGTTGAATTTTCTGTTATTTTTTAGTGTATGACAGCTACAAAACAGCAAGAAATAAGTTTAAGGTATGCACAAGGGGAGGTATTTAATAGTGATAAAAGATTTCGGGTGCTGGTTGCAGGAAGAAGGTTTGGAAAGAGTTATTTAAGCTGTATTGAACTGTTAAGAGGTGCGATTAATAGGCCAGGAGAGGTGTATTTTTATTGTGCTCCTACTTATCGGATGGCAAAGGATATTGCGTGGAAGGAATTAAAGAGATTAACACCAAATATTTGGATAAAAAGCAAAAATGAAACTGATTTGAGGTTGGAATTGATAAATGGATCGACTATTGAGTTAAAAGGTACTGAAAATGCGATGGCGTTGAGGGGAAGAAGTTTAGCTGGTGTTGTATTGGATGAAGCTGCATTTATGGATCGAGATGTATGGGCTGAAGTTATTAGACCTGCATTGGCCGACAAACAAGGTTGGGCTTTATTTATTAGTACACCTGATGGTACTGCCAGTTGGTTTTATGATATGTGGTGTTTTTGTGGTGAGCAGGAGTGGGATGATTGGCAGAGGTGGAGCTTTACTACAATTGAAGGGGGTAATGTTGCAAAAGAGGAGGTTGAAGCAGCGAGGTCGCAATTAGATGCGAGAACATTTAGGCAGGAATTTGAAGCTAGTTTTGAAAATCTTACTGGTTTGGTCGCTGTTAGCTTTAGTGATAACAATATTGATAAGGAAGTGCAGGATTTACATATGATGCCATTGTTGTTGGGTTTAGACTTTAACGTGGACCCTATGGCAGGAATTTGTGCATATAAGCATGACAATAACCTATATGTGTTTGATGAAATCATGCTAACAGGTGGTGCTACCACTTGGGATTTTGCAGAGGAGGTCACAAGAAGGTATGGAGTTGATCGTAGGATTATTGCTTGTCCTGATCCTACTGGTAGTGCAAGAAAGACCAGTGGGGTGGGAGTTACAGATCATACGATCTTAAGAAGGTCTGGTTTTACTGTTTTAAGTCCAAAAAGTCCGTGGAAGATTAGAGATAAAATTACTGCTGTTAATACTGCTTTACTTGACGCTAATGGAGATCAGAGAACTTTTATTCATCCAAGATGTAAAGAATTGATAAAAGCACTAAGAACTCTTACATATGCACC